AAATTCATGCAATGTTTGATTAAGCTACTTTGGGTGCTCTTGCCGGGTGGGTGCACGGGTCTCCGCTTGTTTGTGCAACTTCCTGGGTTAGGAACGCCGCTTATGCGGATGTTACTGGGGTGTCCTATGCTATCAATAACGTGAGGCCCGACTGCCTTTAGAAGGTTTGGACGATTAATATTGATAAGCCTGAGTTTTGGACAACCGTGACAGCAGGTACTGCCGCAGGAGAAGCTAACTGGTTGAATACCTCATTTGCTCCTGGCACTGCGCCTAATACTGGAATGTATTTCCAGCCTAAGCTGGATATTAATGTAGAGTTGTGCGCTAATGCAGCCAATGGTGCTGTGGGTTTTACTTATGAGATAGAATATCTCGTAGAGTTTCGTGGTTCACTTCAGTGAGGTGGGGTAAATTTTCCTTTCCATTTTTATGTCATATAGGTAGTTCCGTTATGTGCCTATGGTTGTTGGTACAAGTGGAGGTCCTGCAATAGTCGTAGACAGAATTCAATAGACTGTTGGTGCAGGGGTGGTCGCCACTATTATGCTTACTCAGCCTACGGGTTTTGGAGTAGGTGGTAATGTTAATATCCCTATTAATTGTTACGGTATTACTATTAATTAGGGGTATGTTAATGCGTCGTTTTCTTCGGGACGCGCTACTTCGCTTACGTACAGGTTTAGTGCCATTGCTGGTAACCTTTATGTAGCTAATGGTAGTCCTTATTATATATTTCCTGCTAGAGCGGGAGCTTAGTATGGTTATATGGCTGGTGTTAATGATAAGGCTTACATAGATTGTGTCGCAGCTCCTACTAATACCACTCTTGAGTAGGTGATGGATGCAACTGTTGTGTCATTTATTGGTATATAATGATTTCACTCTTTCTTGCAATCCGCCAATTTCTTTGTTCATTTGCCCCATTTTGATTGCCATGTCATTGTTCAATTCGATCAGTTGTCGCACGGTATTGATTGACTCTGTTTGCCCTGTCTTCATGCCAGCAAGTAGCACGCTTAAATTTCTGCCGATTGCAACCTGTTCCTCCGCTGTGATCTTTCCATCCGCTGCCGCTTGCTGAATTGCCGCTTTCGCTTCCTGCTGAACGGGCGTGATCGCCTCAATCGTGGCAATCTCTTTTGTGATCGCCGCTGCGTCCTGCGTGATGCTTTGCGCTGCCTGATTGAGTGATTGCGCCTTGCTTGTCAGGTCAAACTCCGTTTGTATGCGTTCAATCTCAGCTTGCGATTGCTCTAAAGCTACGTTCACAGCGACAGATTGAGCTTCCGCCGCAACTGTGATTTCATTGATTCGTTGCGGAGCGCCCTCAATCACTTTGTAAACGTTCTCGATCTGCTTGCGTAGCCCGTCAAGTTGCCCCTCTAGCGCCTGCGTTTTCAGACTTTGGAATCCCTCTTTTTCAGCGCCAATCTTAACCAATCCACGGTCACTCTGTCCGCTGATGTTTGCTAGTTGCTGCAATTCTGATTGCTGCTTTTCAAGCTCGGCAAGCTGCCGTTGCGCCCTGATAACGTCAAGTTCGACGGTCTGCTTTGAGTTGTTGATTAGGTCGAGCTTCTTTTGCTCATTCTCAACTTGCGCAAGCGAAGCGTCAATCAATGCCTGCGACTCTGCCGCCGCCGCTTTCTGCCTGACTGCCAGCAACGCTTCTTCCTCATCGACAAGCTGCCCTGTCGTAGCGAGATACTTGATAGCTGCCTCATCTAGCGCAAGCTGTGATTTGATGAGCTTCGCGTCGGTTTCTTGGCGTAGGTTGCGAATCTGGTAGAGTTGCATTTCTGCGTCACTTAGCATTTCCGCTTTTGATGCTTGCAACTCAATCGACGCATTAAATTCGTCGATCATCTTTTTCGCTTGCGCCCCGAATGCCTCTTTGAGCTTGTCGCTCATGTCTTCCATGGCCTCACCTGTTACAGCGGCAGCTTTCGCCATGTCGTAGAAGATTTTGCCAGCTACAGCACCAACGGCAATCAATGCGCCTGCAATCGCCCCGCCTGGTCCGAATATGCCAGCGATTTGTGAGCCTTGTTGCGCTAGGATCGTGACGGCGCTTGTTCCTGCTTGCGCCTGAACTGCAACATCCTGCATTTGCAAGCCAACCGCCCCCGCCTTTTGCCCTAGCTTGCTAGTGCCAGTTGTTTGCGTGTTGATTTCCTGACTGTTCTTTTGGCGCAATGCGAGAACGTCTCTTTCTTGTTGCGCAAGGTGCTTTGCGGTTGCTGCTTGCGCATCCGCCGCCGCTTTCGCTTTCGCTGCCGTCTTCTTTAGCTGATCCTCGCCTTTCGCGCTCGCTTGGTTGAATTCTTCAAACGCATGTTCTGCCTGCTCGGTTTCTTTTTGCAGCGCGTCCATTGCCGCCTGCGCTGCCTTCGCGCCTTTGGTGTCAGCGGTCGTGTTAATCCGAATATCGACGTTCTTTGCGGCCATTAGTATTTCCCGATTAGAGTGACATTTTGAGCGATAGAAACGCCCTGTTGCGCCAAGTTAATGATGCACGAAACGCTTGTCAAGGTCTTGCTGTTTGAAATCGTAGGCGCAACGCCTGCCGTGGTGTTTGCGCTAGTTGCGCCCGTGATTCCTGGCGATGGTGTGCCGTTGGCGATGGTGAGCGCAAGCGTGCCGTCATTGGTGTCTGCCACTTTCTTTGTGATAATCACATCAGCGGGGCCGCTTGGAATCGCAATCGTGCTTGTGACATTATAGCGGAAAGCGAATGATGCGTTTTCGCGCAAGTATGCCGCAATCGCAAATGCAATCTGACTTTCTGTTTGTCCCGATGTGACGGGAACGCTGCCAGTGATCGTGCCAACATCGGCGGCGGTAAAGGTGTAATCAATATTACCGTCTCCCGTTGCGCCCGTTGCTACTGTCAGCGTCTCCACTTGCTTCGTTCCATCCGCCGTGAGCCTGCCTATCGTGGCGGTTTGCCCCGCCTGATTTACTAACCCTTGCGGCATTCCAAGCAAATACGATTCCGCCTCGGATAGCGTCGAAAATGTCAGCACGCTATCAAAGGAAATCGACGTAGAACTTCCGCCACGAAAGAACTGATCGAACGCATCTTGCTCGATATACTCGACGCGCTGAAAAGTTCCTTCCGTGGAAATGCGGAAATTCGACGTTTCGCTCCTTTGACCATCGCCACCAGCGAGGTCATACGCAATGCCGCCGCGCTGTAGTCTGACAAACATGGCTTATGGTGCTGTTACTGCCGCTACTGTGAATAGTGCTACTTGTGCGCCCGTGTTAAACGTCCGTTTGGCGCTCATGGTGAGCGTTCCAAGGCGGTTATCGGCAGCGGAGAAATTGCGCTGCAACTCGGTGACTTGCACGGCGGCTGCGTCAAAGTTCATGCCTCCCACGGTCGTGGTGGAAATGTCCAATGCCGTGCTCGTGAGGTCGTCACCTGCGTTCAATGCGTCAAAGTAGGTATCAAAATCAAGCTGGTCAATACCAGTCGGCACGCAAGTGATATTGCATCCTAGCCCCTGCATTGACATATCAACCGTGCCAATACCGTCAACCACGACAGGCGCAAGGGCAAGGTCAAAGCTGATTTCAAAGCCTTCCGCGCTCATGAAGGGATCAAGCGCGCCAAGTGTCGCGGTGTAAGGAGCGGTGACAATCAGTGAAGGATTGAACGCTGTTCCGATGCTCGCGCCAGTTGTGGTCGTGTAGTAGTCTGCGATGTTCTCAGGATCACCGTCCTTTTTGAGCAAGCCAGTGAACTGCACGCTGCCGAAAGATGTTTTCGTTGCACTGCAAGAAATCGTCGGCATCTGCGTGATTTGAGCGTTCAAGATCGTGTAGGTCTTGTCTACTGACACAATGACAAGGTTTTTGTCGGTCGATCCGTAGATGCTCGCTCCCATGGCAGTGTTACCGTGCGGGAATAGAACTGCAAGCGCCTCGATCTCACCTACTGGCTCAAACTCAACGACAATAGAAAAGTCCGTTTTGGACTTACTCACGATACCGTAAGCATCGGTTTCCTTGTCAAATGTCGCGTTTGTGGTAGTCAATACGACTCCTGCTTTGGAGTAGAAGGTCTGAGAATCATAAGTGATCTTGCATGGACCGCGAACGATGGTGGTTCTGTCAAATGTTGGCATGATGTTTTAGCGTGTTGGAGTTGTGTTTTGTAGCCCAACTGGGCAGTTGAAAGTGACAATTTGTTGCAACATCGGAGGTGTTGCGTCCTCTTGCATCGTATTGAAAGTTAGCACGCCGCCAGTCAGCGCGTCGCCCTCGATGTCAACCGGCTTGTGGTGATGCAGGATGCGTGCCACTGCCTCGCCAATCTCAGTTGCGCTAGGCTTCGACATATTTCCTGCCTGCTGCCTCCATACGCTTGGGATCTCGGCACACGTCACTGAGAACGTAGCGGAATCCATGTATGGACCGGGCGTGTCAGGTGATGACGCTTCACTCTGTGAGAAATTCACCATGACGTAAGCGCCCGCCTTGTTCATCGCGTTCTCGATCTCGCGGTCAATGTCTTTGTGATCTTGCACTAGCACAGGAATGACAGGCACAGTGCGGAAATACGCGTGATCCTTCAGCGTCTTAGCCATGCTTTCAACGATCTGACGAATGATGCTCATGGTGATTCTGAGAAGTCCATTACAGCCGATCCGCCGTAGCGAAAAGAACTGCCAGTAGTAGCAGCAAAAGACTCGGCGCCTGTATCATCGCCGTCTGCGTTATTGTTTGCAAGGTCATCGAGGTAATTGTTTGCCTCCTCAACTGCCCTGCGTCGGTCCTCGCCGTTGAACTCGGCAAGCGATGGGTATGAGTCGGTCAGTTCTTGACGTGCAAGAATGTATGCGTGACGACGCGCGCCCGGAGGCACATAAAGGTTTGTGTTGACAACTGGCGGCAATCCACGCTTGCGCCGTCCAGAATTGACGCGAGACGCAATGTCCTGCGCAACGCTTGTCAGAATTTCCTCAGCTTTGTCCTCTGGCGTTGGGCATTCAGCAAGCAAACGATTGAACTCATCCGTAGAGAGTCTATCACGCAAAGCGGAGTATGTAAGAGCAAGCCAAGCCATAGTGTTTTAGTTTTCAAGAATGAAGGCGGCGGGGGAAACTACCAACCCCGCCGCCCTGTGCTTGCGTTCTAATGAATTAGAACAAAAGTTTTGCAACCATGTTGCCTGTCACAGTGCCAGCGGTAGCGGTCATCGTTTGAGCGATGCGCACATAGCGGCGAGTGTTAGCAGGCAAGCGGAAGCGAACTTCCTTGGCTACGATACCAGCACCACCGGAGCCGGTTTGAGTCGTGCTGATCGCGGGATCAACGGCAGCCCAAGAAGAACCGTCGGCACTGTCTTGCAGTGCGTAGGTCACGACTTTGGTGTCGCTGATTCCAGCAGCGGTCGGAGCGGATAAGGAGAACACTACGCTCTCAATGTCGCCACCAACAACTTGCTCTAGATCGAACGATGCGGTATTAGCACCAGCCTGAGCGATAGCAACAGTGGAGGTGTAATTCTTATCTTGAATGTTTCGGTTGAATTCGAAGCTCATGATTTTGTATGGTTAGAATTAAGCGGTCAGGGTTTCGGTATCAACGATCGAGTCGGTGATGATGATCGGGATTCCGAAGGATTCCGTAGGAACGCCGGGCAGGATGCCGGTGAAGGCTTCTTGCTTCGTGCTTGGCGTGGTGTTCCGGCTGACTTGCAACTGGAATGCCGAGCGGCGTGACATGAGCAGGTGCGTTGGACGCTCACCAACTGGGAACTTGCTGAGAAGCTCGGCGATCTTTGCATCCGTGCAACCTTTGCCAGAATCAGCGGTGCAATCTTTCAAGCGGCCGATGGCGTGCTTGTTGACGCACTGGAATCCGATCCAAGCGGTGAGGTCGGCGATGAATGCTGCGTAGCGTTTGCTATCAGCGTCCACTGCGTCACCTTCGCGGAATGGCGAGAGGTCAAAGGTCGTGCCGTTACCGTAGACGTATTGCACGCCGGTGTTGCCAGCTTTGATGGCGTAAACGGACGAGCCAGTGCCTGCGGTTGTGCCGCCTGCGTCAACGATGATGTCGCTTCCAAGAGCAGAAACCAGAGTTTGCAGACCAGCGAAGCCTTTCGAGCTAGCGTTGTCACCGTAGATGGTTTGAGTTCCAACAGTGGAAAGAGCGGCACGCATCACGCCCATGGCCTCGATGGCTTGGAGAGCTTCTGGTCCGTCTTCGTAACCGCGAGCCACAGCCTTGTCCACCTCAATACGAGCGGAAAGAATGAAGCACTCAACCAGGCGCTCAGTGAAGTTCGATTTCGTAGCGTCCGTGCCTTCGTTGGCTTGACGGAATGCCACGCTCGGACGGCTGTTGCGGGTCACAGTCTTGTAAGACGTGCCGCGAATCGTGCGTGCTGGAATGGTTGTCACCTCAGGGGAGGCGCTGGCTACTTCCTCAATCAGACCGACGATGGGATCATGTCCGTTGAGCTTGGCAAGGTCTAACAGAGTTAGGTTGTTGGGCATAGTATTGTTTGGTTAGTGAGATTCGTTTTGTGCTTTGAACGCGGCCTCGACGAGAGCGATGCCTTTGAGTTCGGTTTGCTTGCTGCCTTCCTCGGCTTTGCCAGCGAGAACAGTTTCGCCGTTCACGGGCTTGGCAGGGATTGCGTTGAGAATTTCGATGGCGTTCTTGTCGGCTTTGATTTGAGCCTTCCAGAACGCTTTGGCTTTGTCGTCTTGCGGAGCGATGCGACCGGCTTGGACTGCTTCTTCGATCACGCTGTCAGCGGCTTTGTCCTCGATCTCGGCAAGCGATGCCTTCAAGGTTTCGACTTCACCAGCGAGTGCGTCACGCGATGCAGTCACGGTTTCCAATTCGGAAGCGTAGTTAGCGGCTGCCTGAACTGCGTCGGCTTCCTTCTTCATGTAGCCAGCTTCGATCTCGGCGATCTTGCTTTTCATGGCTTCGATTTCAGCCTTGGCAAGCTCCATTGCCAGCGCTGGATCAACATCTTCGGAAACAAGTCCGAGTTCGATTAGTGGTTTAATGTCCATAGTGTTTTCGTTGTATGATGCTGCGATCTTTTCCATCGCCTCAAATGCAGGTTCGTTTACCAGTGAACCGATCTCGCCATGAGTCGGCAAACCTGCTGGTGTGCCGTTGGCGAGTAGAAAGTTTGGGGAGAAGTAGGAATAATCCTTGCCTTCGATGGCGCTCTTTCCTGCTTGCGTCCACTCGATGTCGAGAACGAGACCAACGCCAGGCTCATATCGAAACTCTTTCGGCAAGAATGAGGCCGGACCGGCTTTGTGGTCGAATCCTGCGAATGGTCGCACGTTGCGTGATTGTCGAGATTGCAGATCGTTTGCGAACGCAGCGAGGATCGACTCATCGACCGTCACCTTGCGCTTGGCAGGCTTGCCGTTGACCGTAGCATGGATTTCATGCTCGCCTTCTGGAAGGTAGACAATGCTTTCAGCCAAGGCTTCCACCTCGGTCTGGAATGATGCACTGACAAGTTCGTTCGCCATTTCGGGTAAGAGATTAGCACCCGATTACTTTTGGCGATAAAGTTATTTTTGACCCTAGCTTTCCATCTGTGCAATGATGCTTTCGAGAGCGCCATTTGCGAACGCATCGAGATAGGATTTCTCTGGTGGTAGAGCGCCCTTCCATGGTTTGTGAGTCACTGATTTTTTCAGCACGAAAACCGGCTTGATGCCAGTCTGAGAGTTTTCGTCTGCCTGTGCTAGCACGCCTTTGACAACAAACAGTGGCGCGATGGTGCGGCTGTATGTCTTTGCCGTCAAGCCGTGCGCCTCAGGCACAATCGGAATCGTGAGAAACTTCTTGCGCTTTGCTGTGATCGTTCCACCTGTAACTTTGTGAGAGAATCCAACCACTCCTTTGCTCCGTAGCGTCACGCCTGATCCACTTGCGCTAACTGCTGACCAACTGCCCTCGACTTTTCGCCACCACTGCGTTTTCTTGCGGCCGGGTCCATGTGTCGGTAATGATGGATTTTCCCACAATGCTGATCCGCCAGTGGCGTAGTATTTCGTCACCACCTCAAGAGCGTCCTGCGCGCCTGACAGAATCGCAATCTTGCGAACTGTCGCGGATTGCAACTTGATCATTGATGCCTTGACTGGATCAATGCCGCTTGTGGTGATTTCGACTTTCATAGCTCGCGTTCTAGTGATTTGACGATTGCTGCCCCAATCTCGTTTTCTAGCGACGTTTCAAACGCTCGCTTGTCTAGCTCATAGAACATCTGAGGAATGCGGTCGATAACATTTTGCACCTCGATCTGAAATGCTCCATCGGTCATGCGATAGCTTTTATCGATCAAATCCGCAAAGACCTGATCAACCGGCGCGAGCCATTGCCCCGCCACTTCTCGCAATTCCCCATTAGCCATTTTCGAGT